GAATTCAAGTTGTAAATTGCCCAGGAATGCCTGCTGACCACGCAGTAGCTGGTCAAAAATCAAATCTTTATTTTGGTACTGGTCTATTATCAGACCATAACGAAGTTAAGTTAATCGATATGGCAGACATTGACGGAAGTCAAAATGTAAGAGTTGTTATGAGATTCACTGCTGGTGTACAGTATGGAATCGGAAGCGATTTAGTGCTTTTAACTTTAGCATAATAACATAAAATAAATGTATAATATAAAAGGGTAGGTGGTTTGACTACCTACCTTTTTTTTTAAAAAATAAATAAATTATGGCTTGTACTTTAACAACAGGAAGAAAATTACCGTGTAAAACGGGGTTTGGTGGTATCAAAGCTGTGTATTTTGCTGATTATGGAACATTAGGTACGGTAACCTACGATGCAGATAAAACTATTTCTGCTTTTGGTGGTTCACCTGCTTGGTTTAAATTTGATGTAAAAGGGAATTCATCTTTAGAGGTAGCAATTAATAGTTCAAGAGAGAATGGCACAACTTTTTATGCACAAACATTAAATCTAACATTAACATTTTTAGATAATGCAACGAAAGAAGAATTGCAATTACTTGCAGTTAGTAACCCACATTTAGTTGTAGAAGATTATATGGGTAACCAATTACTATGTGGTGTTGACAATGGAGTAGAGGTTACAGGTGGCACAATAGTTACAGGTGCTGCAGCTGGGGATTTATCAGGCTTTACTTTGACTTTTGAGGGTCAAGAGGATAGAGCACCATTTTTTGTAGATGCTGGAGTTATATCAGCAAGTGCTACACAAATAAGTCCACCGGATTCTCTATAACTAATAATCTATTAATTAGTTTTTATTTAAAAGAGCCTTCTTATCAGAGGGCTTTTTTTATTTTACAAATTAATCTATTTTGTTCGTTATATAAGCAATGATAGTATCTACTACAACAGCACAGCAAACATTTACAGTTATTCCACGAGAATTTTTAGCTTCTATGTGGGTTAATGTTATTGATGAATCATTAAATAAAACATTTAACTATTATGTTGATGGTGGTTCTGTTTCAGAAGATACAGAGGGCAGAAAAACATTTACAATAAATTATGTAGATGGCTCTGGTAATAGTATTTATAAAGAAGCAAGATTTTATGCTTTAGAATTATTTGCCGATTTTAATTATTGGAATACAAATTTAAGTTTATGGCAAATGTATGATGAATTATGGCAAACCGATAGCGACCAAAAAACAATGATTTTTAAAGATAGAATATTTGTAACAGACCAAGACATAGACCAATTAAACGACAACGAACATTATAATATTAACAATGGACAATACACAACAAATAATTCTTATAATAATGAGTATATTGTAGTATGAAAACACGAAAAAGAAATCAATTAGGACAATTTATTAGAAATAAACAAAGCGAAGTTAGTTTTGTGAATTTAAGTACATACACATCTCCAGAAGTTAAGGAAGTTGCAAGGAGAGATTGGGTACAATATGGAAAAGATAATAATTATTTTCAATATTTAATAGATAGATATAACGGAAGTCCAACAAATAATGCTTCCATAAATGGTATATCGCAACAGATATTTGGTAAAGGATTAAATGCTACAGATGCGAGTGATAAGCCAAATGAATATGCACAGATGATGACACTATTTAAAAAAGATTGTGTCAGAAAATTATGTTACGATTTAAAACTAATGGGTCAATGTGCAGTACAAGTAATTTATAATAAAACAAAAACAGAAGTTGCACAAGTAGAACACTTTCCTGTAGAAACTTTAAGGGCAGAAAAAGCCAATGATGATGGAGAGGTTGAAGCATATTATTATTTTAAGGATTGGTCAAAACTAAAACCATCAGATGAGCCAAAACGTATACCTGCTTTTGGTCAAAGCAACGAAGCATTAGAAATTTTATATATCCAACCATATAGAGCAGGATTTTATTATTATAGTCCTGTTGATTATCAAGGTGGATTACAATATGCAGAGTTGGAAGAGGAAATATCCAATTATCATCTTAATAACATAATGAATGGATTAAGTCCGTCAATGCTTATTAATTTTAATAATGGAATTCCTAATCAAGAGGAAAGACAATTAATAGAACACAGAATAGCACAAAAATTTAGTGGCAGTAGTAACGCAGGTAAATTTATATTGGCATTTAACGACAATAAAGAAGCACAAGCAGATATTACGCCTGTACAATTATCAGACGCACATAATCAATATCAATTTTTATCTGATGAATCAAGTAAAAAAATTATGGTTGCACACCGTATCGTATCGCCTATGCTTTTAGGTATTAAAGACAATACAGGGTTAGGTAATAACGCAGAGGAAATTAAAACAGCTTCGCTATTAATGGATAACACGGTTATAAGACCATTTCAAGAACTTTTAATAGACGCATTTGATAAAATACTTGCTGTTAATGATATTGCCTTAAATCTTTATTTTGTGACTTTACAACCACTTGAATTTACTGAAATTGATGAGAGTGTACAAGACGAAGAAAGTATCGAGGAAGAAACAGGGGTAAAACAAGAGGAACAAGTACAAGAATTATCAGCAGAAAATGAGGATTATATACTTGAAAATTTAAAAGGCGAGGAAATATCTGATGAATGGGTATTAGCTGACGCAAGAGAATATTCAGAAAAAAATTCTGACATTGAAACTTGGGCTAACGAACATATACAGGCAAAAGAAAATTTATTCCAACAATTAGCAAATGCAGTTACCAAAAAAGGTAAAGGAGATTTTTCTGTATTGGATAAAAGTTTTTACAAAGTCAGATATAAATATGCACAAAAATATAGCAGTACAAGTACAAGAAAATTTTGTAGAACTATGATGGCAAGAAATTTAGTTTACAGAATAGAAGATATTGACGCTGCAAGTAAGGCAGGGGTAAATAAAAGTTTTGGACACAAAGGCAAACCTTATGATTTATTCCGTTTTAAAGGTGGGGTAAATTGTGGACATTATTGGGAGCAACAACTTTATAGATTAAAAAAGAAAACTAACGGTAAATACATAGAAAAATCCGACAAAATGAAGGACTATGTAGAAGTTGATAGCATACCAAAAACATATGAAGGCAGACCAAGAGGTTGGAGAGATGCAAAAAAAGCACCAAAAGATATGGCAAACAATGGGCACCACCCAAATTGGAAACCTAAAAACAAAAAGAAATAATGGCAACGGCACTTTTTATAAATAGAACAGATTTAATTCGCAACTCCATAATGGATGGGAATGTAGACACAGACAAGTTCATACAATTTATAAAACTTGCACAAGAGATACATATACAAAACTATCTCGGAACGGAGTTATATAATAAGATTGGAACATTAATTACAAGTGGCGATATTGACTTAGTAGCAAACGCAAAATATAAAACACTTTTAAATGATTATATAGTTCCAATGTTGATTTGGTATAGTCAAGTGGATTATATTCCTTTTGCAGCATACCAAATTAGGAATGGTGGAATTTTTAAACACACAAGCGAGACAAGTGAGACGGTCTCAAAGAATGAAGTTGATTATTTGGTTGAAAAAGCAAGAACAAATGCACAGTGGTACACAAGGAGATTTATAGATTATATAAGTTTTAGAAATAGTGATTATCCAGAGTACACAAGCAATAGTAACGAGGATATTAATCCAAGTAATGACGCTACATTTAACGGTTGGGTGTTATGACGTATAAACCAAAAAAGAAAAATATTGAGAAATTGAAAACTTTTTTAAAAAAAGAAGATAAAAAAATAAAGATAAATTATGGCAAGTCTATTTAATACTAAAATATCGAACACTTATGTAGGGCTTATTAAGACCATTGATAATGCAGTAATTAGTTCTTCATTAAGAGAATTAACAGATGGTTCTGGTAACGCAACAGGCATACATCTAAACAACGCAGGAGATTTTAAGGTAACAAATATTTTAGAATTTGGCTCGTTAAAAGACACAGGCGAAAATATAACAATCACAAAATTTGTAGATGAAGCTGACGGAATCGCAAATAATGACAATGACACAACAATCCCTACAAGTGCTGCCATAGTTGATTATGTCGCTTCAAGAATAACACTAGAGGACTTAGATTTTAGTGGAACAACAGGAACTGGTTCAGTAGATTTAGATAGTCAAGTATTCGCAATCGTAGGTACTGCAAACGAAATAGAAACATCAGCAGGTAGTCAGCAATTACAGATAGGTATAGTTACAAATCCAACATTAAGTGGAAATGTTACTATTACAGGAGCCTTAAATATATCGCAAGGGCAAATAATAAATATTGGTACTGACTTTGATTTATATGAAACTGCAACAGGTGCATATATACAATATAGTTCAAATCCAGTTATTTTTAATGGTAATGGAGATGTAATATTTAGAAAAAAAGGTAGCGAAGAAAAAACAGCAGTATTCACTCCACAAGGTTCAGCTAAACTTTACTACAATAATAATTTAAAATTAGAAACTACTACATCAGGAGTTACAGTTACAGGAGTTGTTACGGCAGATGGTTTAGATTTAGGCGATGACGAAAAAATAAGATTAGGTTCTGGTCAAGATTTTGAAATATACAATGACAGTAGTGGCAATATAATAGATAGTAAGGTTGCAGACCTAATAATACAAAACACGCACGATGACAAAGATATTATTTTAAAATCAGATGATGGGTCTGGTGGTGTTACTACATATTTTAAATTAGATGGTAGTAGTTCAAACTTACAATATTTTAAAAATTCACTTAATGCAGATAATGTTAAAGTAATGTTCGGTGATGGTGCTGATTTGCAATTATATCACGATGCAACAGATAGTTTTATTACAAATGCAGTAGGTAATTTAGAAATAAAAAACAATCAAAATAGTGGGGATATTATTTTTAGATGTGATAATGGCAATGGTGGTTTAATTGATTATTTTAGGTTAGATGGAAGTGAAGTCATTACTTCATTTAATAAAGATATAAAGTTGTCAGATAATGTAAAAGCAAACTTTGGTTCTTCATCTGATTTTGAAATTTATCACGACGGCACAAATTCTATTATAGACAATAATACAAATGATTTAATTATTAGATGTGATAGTGATGATATAAAAATACTATCAGAAGATGATATTGTATTAAGAGACAATGATGATAGTACAAATTTTATACATTGTATTAATGGTGGTGCTGTAAAATTATACCATAATGGAAGCGAAAGGCTTGATACAACGGCAGGCGGTGTGTCAGTAACAGGTTCTATTAGTACTAATAGTGGTTCGGGAACGGCTATATTAGGAAGTCATTTAGATTTAGGAGATAATCAAAAAGCAAGATTTGGTGCTAGTCAAGATTTAGAAATTTATCACGATGGTTCTAATTCTTATATTGCAGAAAAAGGTACAGGAGATTTAATTATTAAATCATTTGCTAATTTATTTTTAAAAGCAAATTTTGGTGGAGTTAATGATGAAACATTTATATCTAATACAGGAAATGGTGGTGTAGGTTTATATTATAATGGAGTACAAAAAGCGGAAACCACAAGCACAGGAATTGATATTACAGGAATTACAGATACAGATGGAATAACTTCATCAGCAGAAATTGATGTTAATTTAGCAAGTGAGGGTACATACTTTGAGGGTGGTAGTGGTAATATTAGAAGATTAACAATAACAACAAGCACAAACACCTCAGCACACGCTTTACATACTTTTAATATTAATTCTTCAAATGGTAAATATAAATTTGATATTAATGGTACAGAAGAATTTTCTATTGATTCTAGTAATGCTTCTTTAGGTGGAAATTTAACAATAGCAGGAGATTTAACAGTAAATGGTACAACTACAACTGTAAACACAGAAACACTAGCAGTTGAAGACCCTCTTATATCTATGGCAAAAGACAATTCAGCTAATTCAGTTGATATTGGATTTTATGGTAGGTATAATGATGGCTCAAATAAATATTTAGGATTATTTGCAGATGCTAGCGATAGTAACAATTTTAAATTATTCAAAGGTACTGGTACTGAACCAACAACAACAGTAGATACTTCGGCTAGTGGATATGTTTCTGCAAGTTTAACTTTAGATAGTTTAAATTCTAATAATATATATAATGGAGAATATATTTATCATAGTAGCAATACTAACACAAATATAAGATTTTTAACTGATAGAATGTTATTGACAAGTGGCGGAGGTGCTGTCGTTGATTTACATTCTAATGGTCAATTATATTTTACCGGTGCGGCTACTTTTTATAATAATATCACTTTGTCTGGAGCGTCTTCTCCAAAAATAAGAACTACCGATACAACAAATACGGTTACAAATAAATTAATGTCAGACGATACAACTGGTTTTGTTGGAACAGAAACTAATCACGAATTAAGTTTCTTAGTAAATAATCAACAAGTAGCCAAATTTGATACCAATGGAAAATTTGGTATACTTTCAAGTGGTTCGCCTGAGGGAGTTTTTCAAGTTAGACAAACAAATGATACTGTTTCAAATATTTTATCTAATGGAGATTATGGAATGATTTTAGAAGGACACGATTCTGGAAGTGTTGGAGATGCGACAGGATTTATGTTATCTGCTAAAACAGTAGCCTCAAGCGCATTAAGAGGAGTAGCTTTGTTAGCAGAACTTCAAGACTCTGGTAACGGACACGACTTTATAGTAGCAACTAACACCGCTGGAAATACCCCAATTGAACATTTTAGAATAAAAGATAACGGCTCACAAACTTGGAATATGTCAAACTCCACAATAGACTTATCCGGCAGTACGGGAGGAAATATAACTTTAGCTAATACTACTGGAGAATGGCAAATTAGAGCTAATGGAAGTACAGTTAATTCAATGAATATTAATAGTACACTAATAACTCTAAACGAAAATACTAATGTAAATGGAAATTTAACTGTCAATGGTGGCAACGATAATGTTATTGCTAGAATAGTAAGTACAGATGCTAATTCAACTATTGCTTTTGAAGACAGTTCAACGACAGGAGACAATGTACAAATTGGTGCATCGGGAGATGATTTGGTTGGATATGCAGGTGGCTCGCAAACTTTAAAATCTAAAACATTTGATGGCTCAACAGCAAGTTCAAATACATTTATTAGTTCTGAATTAAGTACAATTTCCTATGGAAAAACAGGATGGGGTAAAGAAGATATTATAGGAAGATTTAGCTTTCATAATACAGATGCTTCAGGAATTGGTGCAAGAGATGCTGCAAGTATTGAAGCAAGAAATGAAGCTGGAAATGGCTCATCTACAACTACTTTTAGTGGTGCATTGGTATTTAATACATCTGCTGAAAATGGTAATGCTAATGAAAAAATGAGATTAAGTTCAAATGGTAGTTTAATCCTTAGAAATTTTGTTACATCTTTAGAAGAACCTACAACAGGATATTTAAAAGAGATGTTTATTGCTAATGTAGATGGAGTAGGAACTTTTGCAAGTAATGGTGCTAGTAATGGACTTTATGGTAGTTTTAATTTTAAAACAAGAAAAGGAGATAGTTCAGACCCATTGAATTTGCTGACAATGGATAATAGCTTAGTTCAAATCCATAGGCCATCTCAATTTGACGGCGATACAACTATAAAACAAAGTATATTAGAAGTTCAATCTGCTGGAAATGTACAAGAAACTAACCAAATTAAAATTGGAACACACCCAACGCTAGGTTATGGTTCTCAAATATCAGCTAGCTCATTTTACAATAGTGTTTTAAGTACAGATTTAAAATTTTCTACTACTAATTCAAGCGGAACATTAACAGAGAGATTAGCTATTGATAGCACAGGGGAGGTTAAAATTGGTAAAAGCATACATTTAGGAAACGATAGCGGAGTTTTAACTCCTGCTCAATATTCAATGTTAATTGAAGCACCATCAGGAAACAGTACAAATATAAATATGTACACTCACGGCTCTAGTGTATTTAATATTAGCTCAGACGGTACTACGGCAACTGTTGGTTGGGGAAGTGGAGCAGATAGAGAAGTAAATATTGTAAACACAGGAGCGGGAGATATAAGTATGGGAGTTGGTACAGGTGCACCTGCTGAAGTTTTCCACACAAACAAAGATAGTGCCGGAAATGTAGTAGGAGCATATTTAACTAATTCGCAAGCTAACACAGGTGCAGAATCAGTAAGTTTGGCATTTGGTTTAAATAGAAGTGGTGGTGATTTTGTTAGACAATGTAAAGCTATAACTTTTGGAGCAGAGCAACAATGGACTGGAACACCTAGTACAGTAGATGGTTATTTAGCTTTTAAAACAATAAAAAACGAAAATAACGGCGAAAAGATGCGAATATCTTCGTCTGGAGATATTTTGGTAAATACAACTAGCAGAAATAATGGTTATAACGACCAATTTAAAACTTTAGTAGTAGAATCAACCGCAACAGACTCGGCATCAATAATTGAATTGGTAGGAACTAGAGGTGTTGGAGGAAACCAAAATGGTATGATTCATTTTATTAACAAAAATGCTAGTGCAGTTGAAACAGCAAGAATAGCTGGTATAAATGGGGCAAGTAGCGTTAATGAGGGTGCTTTACAATTTATGACTAGAACAGCCGCAACCTCTTTAAGTGAAAAAATGAAATTAACTGGAGATGGATATTTAAGATTTGCTTCAGGAACAGGAGGTATACAATTTGGTGGAGATACAGCAGTAGGTAATGCTTTAGATGATTACGAAGAAGGAACATTTACTCCTGTAATCGGAGATGGTACATATTCATTTCAAAATTTAAGAGGACACTATTTTAAAATTGGTAGAATGGTACACATACATATAGGATTAAGAATAGATGCGGCAACTCCTGGAACTGCTACAGCTAGTATTTCAGGGTTACCTTATGCAAGCGAAACAACAGGTAGTTATCAAGAGCCACATACAAGATGTGGAGTAGCAGGAAATTGTGTTACGGCTAATTTATCTAACAATTTAGGATTCTTTATTGTTAATGGAACGGCAGTTTTAAATGCGAGGTCGGCAGCTAATAATACTGATTTGCCGGTAGCGTCTGACGATTTATGGCAAGGTAACACATTTATAAAGTTTCAAATGATATATTCAACAAATTAAAATAAATAAATTATGAGTTTAAATAAATCGATAAAAATAGATAAAATTGAAATTGTAGGAGACTACAAAATAATTCAAGTCAGAGAGGCAACTGTTGTAACAGAAAACAACGTAGAGTTATCTAGAAGTTTTCATAGATATTCTTTAGCCCCTAATGATGATATTAGTTCACAACCTGAAGAAATAAAAGGTATAGCTAATGTTGTATGGACTGAACAAGTCAAAAAGGATTATATTGATGGTTTATCACAAACAAATCAATAAAATAAATATATTTGTAATTATTAACATAAATTTTTGAAAATGAGTAAAATAACTAAAGAGGAACTCAAAGAACTACAAGAACAGGAACAAAAAAAAGGTGCAATATTACACGACTTAGGTTTATTGGAAACGCAGAAACACGCACTTAACCATATGTATAGCAATGTTATGTCTGAACAAGAGGGGGCGAAAAAAGAGCTAGAAGAAAAATATGGAAAAGTGAATATAGATTTAAAGGATGGTAGTTATACCGAGATAAAAGAAGATGAATCTAAAAAATAACATTTACGGAATGAACATAACTGACTTAAAAATATATGGTCTAAACCTGACTACGCTTGGTATAAGTTTTTCAAGTATAGACCTTTTTTTAAAAATTGTACTAGTAGCTGTATCAATTGGATACACAGTACACAAATGGTATTTAATGTATGAAAAAAACAAAAAGCAAAGTAGATAATTCAATAAGTAAAAACATTTCTTATAAAGAAGCTACATATTCGCAAACAGCTAATAAGTTGAAAATAAAAAATGTGCCAACAGAAACACATTTAAAGAATATGAAAGTTGTTGCAGAAAAAGTTTTTCAGCCATTAAGAGAATGGGCAGACCACCCAATTAGGATTAATTCAATGTACAGATGTGAAGAATTAAATACTTCTATTGGTGGCAGTTTAAAATCGCAACATATAGACGGATACGCAATAGATTTATCCTCTATGGGAGAAAAAACCAATGGCGAACTTTTTGAATATATCAAAGAAAATTTAGAATTTGACCAATTAATTTGGGAATTCGGAAACGATGAATCTCCAAAATGGATTCACGTATCATATGTAAGTAAAAAATCCAACCGAAATAGAATATTAAGAGCAAAATATCGTGGCAGTCGCGTTACATATCATATAATATGATAAAGCGATACGAGGTTGCATTAATATTACAAGAGTCGGTATCACTTATATTTGGGTTAACAATTCACCCAAAGGATTATGAAAATGATTTTTTAGAAATCAATTTCTATTTTGCTTTTCTCGTATTACATTTTAAAATTTATTATTGATGGCTTTAATAAACAACTTTATATCGAGAATATTAGTTAATTTGGAATCATATAATGACTATCCAAAAGGTGCAAGAAATAATGCAAAAAGGGCTATTGAGTGGAAAGAAAAAAACGGAAGTTCTTGTGGCACACAAGTTGGTTGGACAAGAGCACGCCAATTGGCAGACGGAAAAAATATTACACGAAGCACTATTGCAAGAATGGCAAGTTTTAAGAGACATCAGCAAAATAAGGACACTCCATATTCCGAAGGTTGCGGTGGTTTAATGTGGGATGCTTGGGGTGGTTCAGCAGGAATAAATTGGGCTATAAGTAAACTTAAACAAATTGATAAAAAATAATGGAACTAAACGAAAACACACAAGTTAAATTAGATTTAAAAACTATTGCAATTATTGTAGCTGGTGCATTATCAGTTGCTTCTACATATTTTACATTGCAAGGTAAGATTGACGACTTAACTAATAAAATAGAAAATATATCAGGAGATGAATTTGTAAAAAAAATGGAATTTCAGCTGAAAGACGAATTGGTAAGAAGCACAATTATACAAATAGAAAAATCAACAGACGGATTAAAAGAAAATATTTTAGATAACAAAGAGAGAATTAAGGAGTTGGAAGATAAAGTTTATAAAAGATGAGAAAATTAATTTTAATTCTATTTTTATTTTTTAGCTATACAACATATAGTCAAGATATAAGAGTAGTACAAATAAATGCAAAATGGAATCAACGAAACACTTTATATTTAGAAGATATTAGAAGTGCAAAATACGATTTTGGTTGGTTGGAAGACCAAAACGAAAAATTAAAAAGTCAGATAAAATCTGTTCCTGTTATATTAATAGAAAAAAATGGTAAAATAGTAAGAACCTACCAAGCAGGATTGGATTTTAAATTGGATATAGATAGAAAATATATTCAAGATATAATTTATGATTTAAGAAATGAGTAAAATTTTAGCTAAAATATTTGGTAACGCAGGTGGTTCGGTAGCAGAAAAAATATCTGGTATCGTAGATAAGTTTGTGCATACAAAAGATGAAAAAGCACAATTCCAAAAAGAGATGGACCAAATTTGGATAAATGCAGAAGCAGATATGCAAAAGAATGTTACGGAAAGATGGGGAATGGATTCGCAGGTACATTCAAGTTGGTTGGCAAAAAATGTAAGGCCACTAACATTATTAATTACCATTTGCTTAACTTTGCTTATGATATTTATAGATAGTGGTTCAATAAAATTTAATGTAGATGACGAATGGAAATCTTTATTGCAATTAGTTTTAATTACAATAATTGGTGCATATTTTGGTGGCAGGAGTTTTGAAAAAGTAAAAGGTAATGGCGAGAAAAAACATTAGTACATATTCCTTTAAACCGAAAAAAAAGAGACCAGGCATACATAGTAAGAATAGGAATACGAACCAGAAACAAGGTAAATATTACAAGGGCACAAAATATAGAGGACAGGGCAGATAGATTATGGAAACATTAAAACATTTATTAGGATTATGTGGAGAATCACACCCTAATATTTATACTTTTATTTTAGTTATTGTACTAATTAAAGTTTTTTTATTATTTTTAACACGAAGCAGTCGCAAATCTGTTTAAGTTGCTAAACTTCAGGTACCCACTCCTGTTGGAACTTGTAAATAAAACTTTTCTTTTTATCTCTGGGGGGGGATTTTTCTTTTCTTTTTCTTTGGCTACTTTCTTTTTCTTTTCTTTATTTATATTAATTTAATTTATTATTAATAATATATAATGGCTAAAAAACCTACAAGAAAAAATATAATAAAAAAATTAGATACTATATTTAGTATTTATATACGTAGGCGGTTCGCTAAAAACGAAATCGCCGAATGTTTTACTTGTAATAAACAATCTCACTGGAAAGAGTTACAATGTGGACATTTTCAAAGTAGGAAACATTATGCTACAAGATGGGACGAAACTAATTGTCAAGTGCAGTGTAGTGGTTGCAATGTCTTTAAATATGGCGAACAATATATTTTTGGTAAACGACTTGATTCTAAATATGGCGAGGGGACAGCAGAAAAATTATATATAAAAGCAAGAAAAACTGTAAAGTTATCAACAGAAGACCTGTTTTCGTTAATAAATCACTTTCAGCATTTGACAAATACATTAAAATAATTATATATTTGTGATAGTTCTGTTCATTTTGTCTTTGTGAAAGAAAGGGTAACTAAATTAGTTGCCTTTTTTTTTGTCCAAAATTGTTAGTTATTAAATTTTTTGTTTATATTTATACTAAATAAAAACTTAATTATATGGATTTACAAGATATTATTACAGAAGATTCCCATACTAAAAAATTATACAAAGATATAATGTGGGATATTAAATACTACACAGAAGAACGTGATAAAGCACAACGAAAGTTGGAAAAAAGCCAATTAGCATTAGACAAATTCAAAGAAAAATACTACATCGATGAGACACAATTATAATGAATCAATGCTTAAGTATTATAAAATTAGAGTAAATGCTATGAGCAGACACATAAAAAAATTAGAAAGCTTAATTGCTTTTTACGAAGCTAAAATGGAAATAAATCAACCAGAATATGAACAGAAATAATTTAAAAGAACTATACGAAAAATATAATCTGACAAAAGAGGATATTTTTAAACATCAACACTATGTTATTATTACAAGAACAGGTATTGAAAAAATTGAGGCACAAGAAAAAATACATATAGTATATAAATGTATTAAATCCGAGCCAAATTTTGCCGTAGTCCAAGCATTCGGAACAATGGACGGAAAACAAATGGAAACATTTGGTTCTGCATACAAGGGTGCAACTTTCAAGGAAGGGAACACAAACACTTGGTATGTTACAGAAATGGCAGAAAAAAGAGCTTTTTCAAGAATAGTCCTAAAGCTAACAGGTTTTTATGCATTAGGGGTATTTGGAGAAGATGAATCCGAAGACTTTAAAAAACAGAAAGTTAATATTGTTAAAGAATAAAAAAACTAATTATGAGTACATTAATCAATGCAAGTATTAGGGTAGATAAATTACCTAAAGAAAAATTTATTAAAGGTAAAGATGGTGCAGTTTATTATAATCTGACTATCTCTGTGCAAGACGAATCCAGATATGGAAATAATGTTGCACTATTTGATTCGCAAACCAAAGAGGAAAGGGAAGCCAAGAAAAACAGAAACTATCTTGGGAATGGTAGAGTAATTTGGACAGATGGTAACGTGCTTTTAGCTGAAAAAGAAGAAGAAGCTGAAGTTGTTACATCAGAAGATGACAAAGATTTACCATTTTAAAATAAACTTTTTTTCAATTTTAAGGGGGTAATTTAATTTTTATCCCCTTTTTTTTTATATTTAACCAATGCAAGACAAAGACAAAGAACAACAATTATTAATGAAAATACTCGAAGAGGAATGTCGAGTTGAAACAGAAAAAATTGTAGATTACCCACCTGTTGCATTATCACTTGGAGAAAAATTATTAAAATCAAATACAGGAGACCAATTATTACCTGTACCTATTGGCACATACGGAAATTTTTCCTTTGTCCAAGCACCACCAAAAACTAAAAAAACTTTTTTTATATCTTTGTTAGCAAGTGCTTTCCTTAGTGGTAAAAATAATCACTCTGGAAATATCAAAGGTCACAGAGGGGATAGGTGTTTATTACACTTTGACACAGAGCAAGGTAAATGGCACGCACAAAGAGTTTTTAGACGAACTCTTGATATGGCTGATATGAATGGTAGCGAAAATATTTGCTATTTTACATACGGTTTACGAACTTTAGGATATAAGACAAGAATAGAATTTATTGAATATTGCATAAAAGCAAAAAGCAATACAGGGCTCGTTATCATAGATGGAATAGCAGACTTGGTTGGAGATGTAAATGATTTACAACAATCCAACGATTGTGTGCAAAAATTAATGGAATGGTCGGCAAAAAATAATTGCCACATAATTTGTGTGATACATTCAAATTTTGGTTCTGATAAACCTACTGGACATTTAGGTAGCTTTTTGGAAAAAAAATGCGAGACACAAATACAACTTGAAGCGAACACTGTAAACAAAGAATGGGTAACAGTTAGATGTAAGCGAAGCAGAGGTTACGCTTTTGACACATTTAGTTTTGAAGTAAATGATTTAGGACTACCACAAATTATAGGCGATTTGTACGACCCATTAGGGTAGTAAAATGGTAGAAAAACAAATGCAATTACTTGCTAAAAAGCATAGTGATTGGAAAAATATCGTAAATTCTTTCGGTGGTAACCAAGCATTATCAGAGGACTTGGTGCAAGAAATGTATATCAAAATTTTTCGTAAATTAAAGGCAGACCCTAATTTCAATATTATGTATGGGGAAGAAATTAATTATGTTTATGTGTTTAAAACATTACGAACTTTATTTTTAGATTTACAAAGAAAACATAAAAACATATATTTAACAGGTATAGATAATATTGGGAATATGGAAAGTGATGTTGATTATACGGATAAATATAAGTTAGTACAAGAAGCTTTAACTAAAATGTATTGGTACGATAGAAAAGTATTTGAAATTATAAATAGTGGAGAATCAATAGCTTCATTATCAAGAAAAACAGGAATTCAATATTATTCTTTGTATAATACATATAGAAAAGTAAAACAAAAATTAATGCAATTACTATGACACAACAAGAATTCGATAAATTAGTCAAAGATTTAAACGATTATTCCTTTGACATTATGAAAAACAAAAGACCAGAATATACTAATGAGGATGACGATATTCTAAACAACTTTAAAAGTACAGGAGAAAGATTAGATGTATCAGAGATGAAAGTTTGGGCAACATTTTTTGAAAAACAAATACAAAGTATTTATGCACATTTAAAAAATGCCAATTTAAAAAAAAGCGAACCTATAAAATCAAGATTTGCTGATATAATAAATTATTGTTATTTAGGTTACGCATTATTCGTAGAACGTGATAAAATAAAAAAATGAAATTAGGAGATTTGGTAGAAACTATAACAACATACACAGGCATAAAATGGTTAGTGAAAAAAATATGGGGTGATGATTGTGGTTGTGATGAACGTAAAGAAAGATTAAATAAGATAAAAATTAAAAGATGGTAAAATTTAATAAAGAGGATTATGAAAAATGGAAAGCCTTTCGTGTGGACAAGAAATCATACTTATCGCAAGATGAGTTTACATTGGTTTGCGAATTACACGCAAGATATTACGAACATAAATTTTATAAACCCTGTACCTGCAGACCCAAAGAAATCAAAAAATGGATACAAGATTTGAATAAAATTTGGGATAATGAAAATAACTGATGTACACAGGTGGGAAAAAGCTGTATCATTAGTTTTAAAAATTGATGGTTGGGATTTGGAATGGGTAGGCGATAAAAATTTACCCTATGACGCAATTGGCACAACTCCAAAAGGATACGATTGTGTTATGGAAATGAAATTCCGTGATAAATATTACGAAGAAAAGTTATTAGAAAAACAAAAATATGATGAATTAATGAAATTAAATGTCGTTGCACTTTATTTTGTTAATGACCCCAAAGGCAATTATTTATATTGGCTCAATAAATTAGACCTACCAGAGCCGACAGAACTTTATTGTCCGAGTACTACACTATGGAACAGTAAAAAGATTAAAAAACCTGTGTATCTACTACAAGAAAATCAAGCAAGTATTATAAATCTTAACAAATAATTCACAAAATATTGTTTATTATTAACAAAATTGTTTATATTTATACCAAATATAAAAATATGAACAAAACTAATTATTACACAATAACAGATATAGAGGTAGAAGGTATTTTACTAGAAGTGGAATACGATTATACAGCAGGTGAGGATGCAATACCTTATTATCCTGATGGCTCTGGCTATCCTGGTTCTCCTGCACGAGTTGATATACATAAAGTTACAGCAGGTGGAGATGATGATTTAATTCCTTTACTTTCAGATTTTATTTTAGAGGATATAGAAAACCAAATACACAAAATATATGACGAAAACTATGAGACTTAAAAAGATTGTAAAATTTTATAACGAAACAACACAAATAGAAAAATGCCAATTATTATATATGATGGCAAAAGATATAATGGTGCCTGTTAAAATAGACGGAACAGTTCATTGTCTTGAATTAGATGATGAGGTTCCTGTTGTTTTAAACGGAACAGCATTTCAAATTAACACAGAAAAACTATACAAAGATGAAAAACTTAAAGCAAATTTTAATAGCAATTAGGGACTTTTTATTTATAACAACAATATTTGCATTATATTGGTTAGCAATGGTTATTTATTATGGATAATTATAAAGTCAAAGCAATAAAAAACTATAATACTGATTTTAGATACGATTTAGAATTAGGACAATTAGGCGAAAAACATTTAGGAAAAATTTTAGATAATAAAAAAGTAGAAGTCAAAACGGATTATCAAGCTATGCAAACAGGTAATTTGTTTATTGAATATTATAGCAGAGGAAAAGCAAGTGGTATAACAACAACGGAAGCAGATTGGTTTGCATTTATATTAAGCAACGAAAAGTTAATATTTATATCCACTAAAAAACTAAAAGACATTTGTAGACCGTATTTATGGACTAAACGAGATGTTAAGGGTGGGGATGATAATACAAGTCAAGGAATACTTTTACCAATAAAAGATTTATTATGAGACAATATAGAAGTAATCAAGGGCGAAGTCCAAAACAAAGAGAAACCAACAATAAATTAACATTTTTTAGCATAATTGGTTTATTATTAACAATATTTTTAATATTTTTAACAAAAAAATGATACTATTAGTTGACGCAGACAGTTTAATATTTGCAAGTTGTTATGATAAATATCAAGATGGAGAGCCACAATATTTTACAGACATAAAAGATTCAGTCGCAAAATATGAGCAACAGTTTTTTGATATTGTAAACACACTTGAGGAGAGTTACGACATAAAACAAGTAATTACCTTTAATGGTTCAAAGGGTAATTTTAGGAAAATATTAAATAGAAACTATAAACAAAATAGGAAACAAAGGGAGTTGCCACCATTATTACACGAAATGCACAAGTATGTAAAAGATAATTTTGATAGTGTATCTGGTTATGGAGTGGAAACAGACGATATGGTTGCAAGATTTTGGAAACGATTAACAGATGAAATTGGTAGAGACAATGTTATGATTGTATCGCTTGACAAAGATTATAAGCAATTCCCTTGTTTATTATATAACTATCATTTTAAACACAAAACAGTTTACGATATTTCAGAAAGTACAGCTATGTACAATTTTTACGAACAGATGATTATTGGCGACCAAGCAGATAATGTAAATTTTTTTAAAGGTAAAGGTAGAGTATTTGCCAAAAAATATTTGGATGGTTGCAAAACACAATATCAGTACACAAAAAGAATGTACGAATTATTTAAAGATACATACAAGTCAAAAGCAAGAGAACGATATATTGAATGTTTTAACTTATTAAAATTAAGAACTAAATGAAACCGATTGAAATTGCAGAAAAATTACAAGAATTAAGTAAAGTAGATTTATTTGATAATTCGAGAAAACAAAATGTGGTAGATGTTAGAAGTCTATTATGTTATTTATTACGAAAAAAACTAAATATGAGATGGACAAATATTGCAAGATTTTTTAAAGAGAATGGAAAAAATATGCACCACGCAACAGTTATGCATTGTGTAAAAACATACCCAAGCCATAAACAAGCCAATAAAGATTTGGAAAGATGGGAAAAAGTATTTACTTGGAAAAGTGAACTAACCTACGACGAAATAGACCAAATTTATTATTTGGAAAGTCAAGTAAGTCACTTAAAACAAAAAGTGAAAGACATAGAAAAATATGATGATTTACTAAAAAATTTAAAAGAAAAATTAGAGCACCCATTGATTGATTTATTAAAAGAGTTACCACAAAAACGATACGATGAGACATATGAAAGATTACGTAACATTGCCAAAAGTTACGAATGGAAATATAACGACGACAAGATTATCCAAGATTGATTTAAAGGAAAGGTCAATAAATAAATTGGATGCTAAAATTTATTTTCTTAAATTAAAGTTAGTAGAGATAGCAAAGTTGTTTGATAATTGGGAAAATTACAGAGAACAAGAAAAAGATTTATTAAAAATAAGATACGAAGCCAACATTTCAGAACTACAAGTTTTAGAATATATTTTTAACCAGACAATAGGTAGATAAAAATGATTGGTATTATTGGTCAAGGGTTTGTTGGTAACGCTGTTTATCAAAAATTCAAGAGATACGAAAAAGTATTTACATACGATTTACAAAAAGGTAAATCAAATTCCACTTTTGATGAATTACAACAAAATAGCAAAATAATATTTGTTTGTTTACCAACTCCAATGAACACAGATGGTAGTTGCAATTTAAAAATAGTTGAGAATGTTTTACATAAACTTAATAAAGTTGGTAAATATATTATAATAATTAAATCAACTGTCGTACCAGGTACAACTAAAAAATGGAATGAAACATATAAAGATTTAAGTATAGTTTTTAACCCAGAGTTTTTAACTGAAGCAAATGCAATTACTGATTATGAAAATCAAAGTCGTATTATATTAGGTGGAAAAAGACCAACAACAACTAAACTTAAACCACTATTTGCTAAAATATTTCCAAGGGCACATATTATAAAAACAGATTCAACACACGCAGAAATGGTAAAGTACATTACGAATACTTTTTTATCTGTTAAAGTATCTTACGCAAACCAAATACAAAAATTATGTGAAGCAATTAATATTGATTATGACAAAGTAATTGAATATGCTACTTATGATGAACGCATAGGTCAATCGCATTGGTCAGTACCGGGTCCAGACGGAAAATTTGGTTACGGTGGAAGTTGTTTTCCAAAAGACATACAAGCATTAATATATTTAGCCAAGCAAAAAGGTGTAGATGTATCTATGTTGGAGACAAGTTGGACTGCTAATTTAAAACAAAGACCAGATAAAGATTGGGAACAGCTATTAGGTAGAGCAATAACAAAAGATTAATTATGGTACAAAAAATTAAAATAAACAAAATAAAAACCAACCCTAAAAACCCAAGAGTGATTAGGGATTATAAATTTGATAAACTTGTAAAGAGTATTAAAGAGTTTCCACAAATGCTAAAAATCAGACCAATAATAATAGATGAAAACGATATTATTTTAGGTGGCAATATGAGATATAAAGCTTGTATCGATGCAGGTCTTAAAGAAGTATATGTAGATAAAATAGAAGATTTAACAGAAAAACAAAAAGAGGAATTTATTGTAAAAGATAATGTAAATTTTGGAGATTGGGATTGGGATATATTAGGCAACGAATGGAAAACTACAGATTTGGATGATTGGGGATTAGATGTTTGGCAAAATTCTGATGATAATATTGAGATGATAAATAAGGGAGATGAATTTTCTGAATGGGTAGGAATGCCAGAGTTTGAAGCAAGTGAAAAGGATATTAAAATTGTTATAACATTTGCAACAGAAGAATTAAGAGAGGAATATGCTAAAAAACATAATATGAAATTTTCCATACAAGGTAAAAAAGCTTGGAGTACAAGTTATCCATTTAAGGAAAAACAAGATTTAAAGAGTTTAAAATATGAGTAAGATACCAAAACGATTTATTAGAGTATGGTTGGGTCCAAAACCTATACCAGAATTATTTGAAAAGTGGTGGCAAGAATTTAAAGACATACACCCTGATTATGATTTTATTACAATATCAAGTTATACTAAAATAGAATTACCAGAAAAATTAGAAAAAATTTATAATTCAGGAATCACATACGCAGGTCAGTCAGATATAATTAGAATAGTAGCATTATATAATTTAGGTGGTATTTATATTGATACCGATATGATGCCGTTAAAATCATTTGACCCATTGTTAGAAGATAGTAGAACATTTATTGGTTTAAGGTCAAAGAGTTCTTTTGCGAATGGAGTTATTGGTGGTTGTAAAGGCGATAAATCATTTAAAGAATTATTGGATGCTTTGCCAAGTTGGTACGAAAATCACAAAGACCGTTCTTGTTCTGTAAGAACAGGACCAGCTTTTGTGTCAAGTGTTTGGTTTGGTAAAAAAGAGATTAATCATATGCCTGTAGAATATTTTTATCCATATAATGGATTTGGACAACCAAAACGAGATGTAAGATTAAAAATGTTTTCAGATAAAAATAATTTTCCAGATGGTATGTATGCTGCACATTTTGGAAATCATAGGTGGGGTGGAAAAGCAGAATGAAATATCCTGTTTACATAGTATCTAAAGGTAGGTATGAAAATCCAATAACTGCTAATTGTTTTATTAGAGATGGTGTTGATTTTAAAATAGTTGTAGAGCCACAAGAATATAAAGAATATTGTAAATCAGTAGGCGAAAAATATGTGTTACAATTACCATTTGCAAATTTAGGTGTTGGTTCATACCCTGCAAGAAATTTTTGTTGGGAACATAGTCAGAAAAAAAAACACAAACGACATTGGGTATTTGATGATAACATAAGTAAATTTCGTCGTATAACACAAGGTAAAAAAATAGAATGTAACGCAAAAAAAGCAATAGAGATACTAGAAGAATTTACAGACAGATACGAAAATATTGCAATAACAGGATTTAATTATACAAGTTTTGTCGTACCTGGAACATCTGATAATATTCCATTTCGTTTAAATGTACACGCTTATTCAGCTATGTTAATCAAAAACAATATGCCTTATAAATGGAGATTAAAGTATAATGAAGATGTAGATATTTGTTTGCAAGTGTTACACAATAAATTATGTACAGTTTTATTTAATGCATTTACAGTAGATAAAACAAGTACAGTTGCTAAAATGAAAGGTGGTAACCAAACAGAATTATATAAAGGAAACGCATACGAAAAAAAGTTTTTAAAGACAAGAAGTTTGGAAGAAGTATGGCCTCAATATGTGCAAACCAAAATAAGATACGACAGACCACATCACATAATTAATTGGATGCAATTTAAACATCCATTAAAACGCAGAAAAGATATTGATTGGGAAAAAATTAAAAACAAAAAACAAGATATAAAACTTAAAAAGCTGACTAAAATAAAAAATAAAGAATTAAAAAAATTTTATAATAAATACAAATGAAAATATTAGTTACAGGTGGAGCAGGTTTTATAGGTAGTAACCTTATTGCATATTTAAAAAAAAACACTTCGGCACAAATAACATCAGTAGATAATTATTTCACAGGCATAGAAAAAAATCACATTAAAGGAGTTAAATATATAAAGTGCGATACTTGGGATTTGGATATTGAAAAACAAGATTTGGTTTTTCATTTCGGAGAATATTCCAGAGTTGTACCATCATTTAAAGATATTGCTTATGTTTTACGAACTAATTTACAAGGCACAACAAGAATAATAGAATTGTGTAAAGCTTGGAAATGCAAATTAATTTATTCTGCTTCAAGTAGCAAGTTTGGTGGTAACGAAGATTTATCTCCATATTCTTGGGTAAAAGCAAAAATGGTTGAATTAATAAAGAACTACAATAAGTGGTTTAATTTACAATATGAGATTTGTTATTTTTATAATGTTTATGGTAAAAACCATATTGCAACAGGTGATTATGCTACAGTTATTGCGAAGTTTGAAAAGCAATACAAAGAAGGAAAATCACTAACAGTTGTTGGCAATGGAAAACAGACCAGACAATTCACACACATAAACGACATAATTATTGCGTTATATAAGATACTAAGGCAGAACAGTAATAAAGAATGGTATTTGAGTAGTGATAAAAGTTATAGTATATTAGAGGTTGCAAAAATGTTTACAGATGATATTGTTTTTGTACCGAGAAGAAAAGGAGAGAGAGAACACGCAATAACAATGGTAAATGCCACAAAGGAAATACTGAATTGGGAAATTGAATATGATTTAAAAAAATATATTGATGGACAAAAGTAGACACATAAAAAAGGAAAGTATTTTAAAAGCACTTGAACAAAGTTTAGGTGTTGTAACAATGGCTTGTAAAAAAGCAAAAGTACCAAGAAGCACATTTTATAAATGGTTAAGTGAGGATAATGACTTTGCTAAAAAAGTAAAAGACATTGAAAATGTAGCACTTGATTTTGCAGAAAGCCAACTGCACCAACAAATAGGTAAAGGAATACCAAGTTCAACTATGTTTTATCTAAAGACAAAAGGAAAGCACAGAGGTTACATTGAAAGGACAGAAATTACAGGTGCAGACGGAATGCCTAATAACTTTCAAATAGAGATAATTGATAAAACAAAAGATACAGACTAATATAGTTTATAAACACTTAGCCAATAGTGATAAAAAAATAGTAGTTGAGCAAGGTGGTACAAGGTCAGGGAAAACCTACAATATTCTTATGTGGATTATATTTGACTATTGTGCCAATAACAAGAAAAAAATAATCACAATTTGTCGTAAGTCGTTTCCAAGTTTAAGGGCTACAGTATTAAGGGATTTTATGGAGATATTGGTAAACAACAATATGTATTCCGAATTGTACCATAATAAATCCAACTCTGAATATAATCTGTTTGGCAATTTAATAGAGTTTGTAGCATTAGACCAAGCACAAAAAATTAGAGGTAGGAAAAGAAACTTGTTATTTATAAACGAAGCCAACGAATTATATTTTGAGGATTGGCAACAACTTATATTTAGAACAAAGGAACGAATTGTAATTGACTTTAATCCTTCAGATGAATATCATTGGATATATGACAAAGTGATACCGAGAAGCGATTGTGATTTTTTTAAAACAACCTACAAAGACAATCCATTTATAGAGGAAGCAATCATAAAAGAAATAGAAAGGTTAAAAGATACAGACGAACAATATTGGCAGATATATGGTTTAGGGGAAAGGGCAGCAAGTAGGGCAACAATATTTAATTACATTGAAATACAACAAATACCAGAGGAAGCTAAATTATTAGCGTATGGAATGGATTTTGGATTTACCAACGACCCTACAACATTGGTTGCTGTTTATACATTAGAATATAACTTATATATACGAGAGTATCTGTATAGGACACAGATGACAACAAGAGACATACACTTGTTTTTATTGGAACAACAATTAGATAGGAATCCAATATACGCAGATAGTGCCGAGCCAAGATTGATTACAGAATTAAGAAGTATGGGGCACAATATATTTCCAAGTATGAAAGGAAAAGATTCAGTTAATGCAGGAATCGATTTATTAAAGAGATACAAAATACATATATTAACTACAAGCAATAATGCCATACAAGAATTTAGAAACTATAAATGGACAGAGGATAGAACAGGTAGGCTAACCAATATACCAGAGGACAAACATAATCATATTATCGACCCTTGTCGTTACGCAACATATAGTATTTTAAGCAGACCAAATTTTGGTAAATACATCATACAATAATTAACAAAATTGTTTATATATAGGTATTTTGTTTATATTTATACCTATGAACATCTTTTATTTAGACAAAAACCCCTATATCGCTGCCAAATATCTTTACAACAAGCACGTATGTAAAATGCTTATAGAATCAGCACAAATGTTATGCACAGCTCATCATCATTTTGGTAACGGACACAATGTTCCATATAAAAAAGCACATTATAATCACCCATCAACAAAATGGGTTAGGGCTAATACAGAGCACTACTATTGGCTTTATTATCATTTTATAGGTATATG